AAATGGACCTCTTTGTTCCCCTCATTGATTTTGACATTCAGTCCCCAGTCGTGGGCCACTTCCTCAACGGTCGGATAGAAGATATCGCGGATCTGCGGATATGTTGGCGCAAAGTAACCCTGGTTAATTTTGGGATGTTCCCACATCCCTTTGCAGATACCACCGCAGCCGACCCACGTCTTGCCAGAACCGAAGCCGGCGACGTAGGCCTTAAACTTGTACTGCATCGCAAGGAATTTGGCCTGAGGGATGT